TTCAAGAAGAAGTTATTACCCACAGTATGATAGACACCACGATGACCAACTGGGAAGTATCGCATATCTGCTAGAAAAACCTTAGCTCCGACCGCATTAAGTGATCGGACGAGAGCGTTAAACTCATCAGCAACAATACTATAATCAATATCAGCAAGTTCTTCGTGTTTATTAAGGTCAGAAACTGTTTTAAGTTCTTGAACATAATCGGTGCATTCTCGAAGTAACATACACCCTTGAGCGTGGGCAGTGAAGAACTGATCTTCATCAATTGGATCAGCAAGCGCAGGAGTCGTTAGAGAAACTGCTGCGAGCATAGCAAAGATAGTTTTGATCATTTAAAAAATTTGTTGTAAAGAGCAGACGCTTCTAGATGCTTACCGTGATTGGTCAAGTATTTGATTCTATCAAGAATCTTTCTTTTGAAAATCTTCGATGTTTCTTCCATTGTCATCTCCTATGTATTCTAGTGATAGAATATCGTGATCTGAAATGTCTGGATTTAACCATTCGGCAAATTCTTGCTGGATGGAAAAAGCATCATCTAGTAATTCTAAAGACTTATCAACAAAATCTGATTTTTCAAGTTTTCCATTGTCATCAGATTCTAGACTAATATAACATTCAGAGAGTGTGTGAATACGATCAACGGACCAATCATGAACCTGACGCAAAGTACTCTCCAAAGTCTCCATAGTCTTTTCGCATATAGCGTCCTAGAATGTTACTATTATAATACGCAGGACATCCATCGTCAAGTGCTTCAATCAATACGTTATTTAGAAACAGTTGTTTTGTTTCTTCATAGTTACATTGACCTTTTGTAGTATGAAGAGAAAGTATTTCCCTCTTAAAGAATACTTTATTGTCAGTCTTTTTGATATCTTCTTTTAGTTCTGGACAAGATCCGTAATACCGCTTCCAATCACTCTCTTGTTTTTGTTTTCTTTTCTTCCCTGGTGGCGTTCTAAAAGACCAAAAATACTTTCTTCCAATGTATTGTCTACCGTTGAGGAGATTGGTAATTTTATAAACAAAACCAAAGTTGTCCCCAATAGAATCGCTATCAAAAGGTTGTTCCAAGTAAGTCCAAGGATTTTCATAACTCATATTATAGCTTTCAATGAGCTATTATTTATCTTTGAACCGGACAAACCTAGTCTATTCAATATTCCAGTTCTTGTCAAGCACTTGATAAATACTCAATAAAGACTTATAATATGGCAGTCTACGTTAACAATATAACTGTCAATTCAGGAGATAATTTTTATAGAGACTTCTATCTCGATAATGTAGATGGAACTCCATTAGACCTGACTGGGTATACTGGATCATCTCAAATAAGAAAACACCCAGAAAGCACAAATGCGACTGCAACTTTTACACTTAGTTTTGTAGATAGAACTGGTGGTAGAATTCGTCTGTCACTCAGTCCATCAATAACTAAAGACCTAAAAGCGGGAAGATATGTATATGATGTATTATTTACAGATGCTTCAAATAAAAAAAGTATTGTAGTTGAAGGAAATATTCTGGTAAGTCCAGAAATGTCTTCAGATTGTCCTGTTACATATTATGAAAACAGATTTGGATTACTCTTTTATAATGAAAATGGAGACTTAAGAGCAAATACAAGATTAGTATATGGACAAACTGGAAATTATCAGAAAGGTGCTTTTAGTGATGCATTAACAGATGAAATAAAACCAAGTCAAATGAAAAATTATGGTGTTGTCTTTGCTGGACTATTTAATAACTGTGACGAAGATGAGATAGATCAACAATATGATGAAAATGGTGGAGGAAATACTGTAAGTGATTCTGGGTTCCTTGCAGCACAAAATAAATTAATCAGAGATAATATTGATACTGTTCTTGAATATGTAAATAATGGTGGTGTATTAGTTGTAACTGGGGAACATAATGGAAGACCTACTGGATGGCAAGGTCTTTGTGGAAATCCAGTTTATTATAATAAGATAATGGAAGCACTTGGAGTCTCTTTCAGACAAAATGAAGTTCTTTCAAGTCCTGGTAGTGGATATGGTAGTGCAACTAAAGATACTGGATTCATAAACTCAACTTGGCCAGATACAATGTTAGTTGGTGCAGTAGGATCGGCAAATGTAAACACATTCTCATATCTCAATACGAATACAGATAAACCAACACAAAGAATGTATAGTGGATGGTTCTATCAAAATGTTGGATTTGGTGCAGTTGTAATGGTTCTAGATTCAAACTATTTTGGTAATATTCAAAATGATCCAACATTTGACGTTGGTCTTGAGCATCCAAACGTTGAACTTTATGGGATGTTTAGAAGTCTTATCAGACACATAATCTAAATAGTTAAAAAAGATGTCGGCATACGTACATAATATTAGTATCGACTCTGGTGCTGATTATTTACAAGAATATGATATGTATGAGGTTGGCGGCAGAGTTGTCGATCTCACAGGATATAGTGCCAGAGCACAAATTAGAAAACATAGAGATAGTTCTACTGCTGTAAGTTTTAGGATTTCTTTTGTTGATAGACCTGCTGGAAAAATTCAACTATCAATACCTAGTTGGACAACATCAAAATTAAAACCAGGTAGATATTGTTATGACGTTGAATTTACAAAACCCAATACTGAAATCGCAATTGTTCTTGAAGGTAAAGTAAACGTTCGTGCTGGAATCTCTACTGGATGTTCATTTTCACAAATGGGAAGTGCTCAGAGACTTTGTATTGCAGTGATTGATGAGAACGCGGGAACTCAAAGCTTTGCTGGAATGTATACAAAATGGGAGCAGTTCAGAACTACATATCCTAATAGGACCTTTTATCTTTTACAACCAACTCCGATTGGTTGTTGTGGAACTGATAGTGCATTGGGTACTGGATTTGGGAGTCTAGTTGACAACAATACATATACAACACTCCATTGTCCGAGCAATTTCTTGAATGAGACCACTGTAAACACTGGAAGACTTATAGGACAGTAATATGGCAGTTTTAGGACCACTCGAAGTAGGATCAGGATTACTTAATTTCTTGACCCCAAACTATGCTCCTGTTGCAGGAAGAGCAGGTCCTGCTGACTGGACATATGGTGGTGGTGGAAATTATATTCGACCCTGGACAAGTTTTTCACAACGTATTGTAGAAGCATCCAATTCACTTGGTCCTTTTGCAATGCGACTGGGTGGCAATATTACAGGAAGAATTCTTGTAAGCACACAGCCCGAAAGTTTGGGGCAACTTGCATATCGTGACCAACCTTGGTTTACAGTAAATGATGGTGCTACTGGATATCCAAGCAAAGCAGAATGGTGGAATAGCGTTGTAAAAACTGTCATCCCAGTAAGGGATATGAACTCCATCGGTCATCCTATGATTCACGTTGAAGTTGCTATATTTGACCCAACAGATCCTGCACAAAGATATAATCCACCAGCACCTTGGGATCACATACTCGGTCTAGGTGGACTTTTGTTTGGGACTATTCCACCAGTTCTTGGTTGGGTTACGGGAAGTTTAGGACCATCACCTGGTGACCCTGGATTTGGAACTGGTGGTGCGGCTAATGCTTCACCTGATCCTGGTGGAGGAACTCCTTTACCTGCAGGAGGTTGGCCAGGCGATAGTGGTGATCCGGATCCATTAGATTTTTTAACTAGAGCAGCAACTGCTATGGGTAATCTGTTGGGAGGTTTTGCTAATGAATTAGCAATAGAATATCAAACTACGATTGGAGAACCTCTTTCTAGTGCTGCAGAATTTGTCAATAATGTTTTTATGGGAATAGAAGCTGGGGAACTAGGTGTTCATAGTCATATTCAGCACAACATCCAAGCACCAGTTGATGGTTCCTTCGATCATATACCAGGAGAAACTAAATCAAATCCAAGAGATTTGACGATGCGTGATGGTCTTCAACAAGCATATGCTAAAAATCTAGGCAACGGTGCAGATCTTTTTCAATATAATGCAGATGGAACATCAGCAGATAATCAAAAATTACATGAAGCTTTGGTGAATGCTGGTATTGAACAAGCGGTTATTAATTTGGGTGTTGGAAACAATGGTGCTGGAACAGTTGCATTCTATATTCACGGAAGAACTACTTTTAATGAAGGCAACTTCCCTGGAAATCCAAATGCAGCACCAAATCCAAATATTGATGCTGATGGAAATTTAAGAGTTTATGATACCTATGAGTTTGCAAATAGTAATCTAGATGGTCTAGGAAATTGGATTCGAGATAATATAAATGCAGACGTTGGAAATGAAGTTAACGCAGTATTTGACACTGCTCCTGGTGGCGTCTACATGTATAATATGTTAAATGGTGCTGGTAGTATAAGAGAAAGTAACTCTGGCGGAACACCTGGAAATAGTAATGTTAGTTCCCTACAAAACACATATACTGCGGTTGTAATTAGTCCACAAAATTTACAACAATCAAATCCAGATTTATACAATTCATTGACCGAATCTGGATTTTATGATCATGTCGATCCATCTAAACTGCCATGAATACTTCAAGAGTTTTACCTTCCTCTCAAAATAAAGAGACTTTTAAAGCACATTTAAGATCATACAAAAATGTGTTCTCTTCGCCAATCTTGAGTGCAAGATTTGAAGAAGTCTCACCTATTATGTTGAGTTATGCTAGTGGCATAACATCAGCAACTAATGTTGATGTTGCTCTTTTTGATAATGCAGGCACCATTGTGGTTGGTGTTGGATCGACCAGTGTTTCCGGAAATAATTTAATATATCTTCCTGGATTAGAAAATGATTTTGTAAATTTGCAAGTTGGTGGTGCATCTACAACCATTAACTTTACTTCTACTGGAATTAGTATTGGTGGCACCTCATATGGTGTTGGTGGTGGATTCTCCCTTGAAGATAAATTTTTTACTGTCAAAGGTGTTGGTGGAACACTTCTACAATCTGGAAATACACCAGCATATAGTATTACAGAATCTTCCACATCAGTAAATGAAGGAAGTTCTGTTAGTTTTACAGTTAATACAACTGATGTTGGTGCTGGTACAACTTTATATTTTAATGCTACTGGTGGTCAAGTTGATGCTGCTGATTTTAGTGATGGATCACTTTCTGGCAATTTCCAAATTATTGGAACTGGAACAACTACTGGTGTAGCAACTTTTGTAAGATCTATTGCAACTGACTTTAATACTGAAAATGAAACGTTCTCAATGCAAATTAGAACGGGTTCTGTCACAGGTCCAGTTGTTGCCACAAGTAATGTAATTACTATTGGAGATGTAGTTGCGACGTTTAGTGTTGCAGAATCTGCAACAACGGTCAATGAAGGTGGTAGTGTAACATTTACACTTTCAGGAAACAATATTCCTGCTGGTACTTACTATTATACAATATATGAGATTGAAGGAGTTGTTGCCGCTGCTGATTTTAATCCTGCTGCAACTTCGGGTTCTTTTACTGTTAGCAATAATTCTGGAACTTTAACTCTGACACTGACAGAAGATAGAACAACAGAGGGTGTTGACAAATTCAAAGTTCAGTTTAGAAGAGATTCTATATCAGGAACTGTTATTGCGGAATCAAATACTATCACTATTGGTGATGTTTCTCGTAGTGTTGGTGAAAATGCAAATGGATTAACTTTTGGTCCAGTTCAGGTTAATAGAGATAATGGAAATCCTGCCAATACAAGTGACTGGTATACCATCTGTGATTTGGATAATGTTCCAGACGGTTCTTCTATTGCTCTGTTTATTGACGGTTCTGGAAGTATGAGACAATCAAATGTTCAGGCATCTTATGATTTACTTATATCAAAATTAAATGCAAGAGGCATTACTATCACCACTGTAACCAATAGTAATGAAGATTGGATTACTCCATTCTTAGTCAACCTTCCATAAATATTTTAAAAAATGGCAATAGCATATACCACTAATTTAACTATCTACACAGGAACAGATTTTGCACAAACATTTGTTCTTGAAGACAATCAATCAAACTCCGTAAAAGATTTGACTGGTTATAATGCTTGTGCTCAGATGAAAAGATATGAGTCTTCGAAAAAGACCGCAGACTTTACTATCGCATTTTCAACAGATAGAAAGCAAGGAAGAATTACCATATCACTAACATCAACAGAAACTGCTGATCTGAAAGCAGGAAAATATTTTTATGATTTACTATTAAACAGCTCAACAGGAACCACTGAAAGGGTGGTAGAAGGAACTGTTCACGTTAAGAAGTCAGTTACCAGATAATCTTCTTAATGCGTCTCTAACCCCACGATAGGTTCTATACACTGCTTGACGCTGAATGGGTGTTGGACCTGTGGATGCACCTCTGGTCATTGACCAGGTAAGACCACCCTTACCCTGAACAAAATCTTTCATCTGATAAGGTTTTGTTGGGTTTGGTAAGAAAGTTCCTTCCAACTCACCAGTCTTTGGATTCTTGAACTTACCCAACTGATCTACATCATCTTTTGCAAGTGTTCTTAAAGATGCAGTTTTTTCGTTAGGGATTCTCTTATTCTTACCCTTACTAATCCATCGAACAGCAGGTTTGATCACTCTCTTAGCAAGTCTACCAAGGACACCCTCAGTCAGAGTGTCCTGTTGAAATTCACTGAATGATTTCATTTAAAATCTCCGTGATATCATCAACTTCCATTTGATTGATGACGTATCTTGCCTCTTCTATGGTGTCTGCGTGCCCCTCAGAGATGAGATAGTCAGCAACCATTTCAAATCCATTTCTCAGTGATTGTGATGGATTGCGATATGATTGGAGAGCAACATCATATCTTGGTCTTCTTCCAAGTTTGGTCTGATTACCTTGTGGTCCCAACCACCAAGGTGTCTTTCCAGTCTCTGGTTTTGGTGGTGTTGGTGGTTTTTTATCCTCATCTCCTTTGTCAGTTGAATCAGTTGTAGTAGTTGTGGTTGTTGTATCAGCACTTGCAGTATCAGTAGAAGTGCTACCGTTACCGCCAGTAACTACATCTTTAATCTTATCTGAGAATAAAGCAGCACCTATTCCTGTAGTAATGGCAGCACCAGTTGCAAGCTTACCTTTATTATTTTTAAGAGTCTGACCTAATCCAGGTTTTGTTGGTTTTGTTGTTCCAGAACCAGAAGGTTGTTTTGTTGTTCCAGAACCAGAACCAGAATCTGGTTTTGTCTTTGGTTTTGGTTTGATAGTACCTGGTCTTGTTTGAGGTTTAACCTTAATTGTTTGTTTTGCACCATCATCAAGAAGACCCAACTTTCTGATCAGTTTAGCAATTTTTTCATTAGATGCTGCAAGTCTCCTCAACATTGAAGGTGGCATTCTCCTCAATGCCGCTGCACCCAGACCGCCAAATCTCTCTGCAATGATTTCTAGTTGTTCTCCATAGTAGTTAACGTCTTCATCAGACATTTCATCAACTACGTCTTCCGTTAAAATATCAGCATCTTCCAAGATGAAGTCAATATCTTCATCGTCACATACTGAAAGAAACTCCATGATTCCTTCAACATCATAACCCTTTTTCAACATTGTATATGAAAAAGCGAGCAACTCATTTTGAATTGCTTCAGTTGCCTCTTGCAAGGCATGTTGAGACATATAGATATGCATTTTTTCTGTCAGTTCTATCTTATTATTTAGCGTGTAGCAGTGCTCTTGAAATCAGATACTCTCTTTCTACGTGCTGCTTCATCTTTGTTGGCATAGTATCTCTTCGCCATATCGGCAAGACCATAACCTTTAACAAGACCCATACCAAATAAACCAGAACCTTCATTAGATCTTGCAAACTGTCTTCCAAGTCTTTCAAAAGGATTCTTCGCAGTATATGCCTTAGTTGGATTTGTCATTCCTGCCTTATAGGTTTGAGATTTAGGATCCCAGGTTCCAATCCTTTCCTTACCAACTCTCTTATCAAAGACAATTGCTTGATTGCCTTTTCTGTACTGAACATCTTTTGCTCTGGTTCCTGCTTGGGTGGCAAGATTTTTTTGTCTCAACCAATCCTTCTGTTTTTGAGTTCCACCAGCAAGAGAAGTAAACAACTTATCTCCTATCTGAGAACCTGCCATATAACCACCAATACCCAAGGCAGCACTGCCAATTCCACCACCACCAATAGCACCAAGAGTTCCACCTATAAGACCACCTGCTGCCCTTGCAGCGCCTCTCAACCACGCTCTTCTATCACTAGCACCTGCTTTCTTAGCGTCCTCACGACCCTGTACAACGTCGAATGCTGCGCCAGCAGCACCAGCAAGTCCACGACCAACTGTTCCAGCAAGAGTTTTCTTTACAGCAGTTTTGGTTGCTGCTTGTGTATTTACTTTTGTAGCGAGATTTGGAACAGTTTTTGATGTTAATCTTGCTCCAAGTTGTGGTTTTGCTTTTTGTAGTATTCTTTGTGTTACTTTTTTCTGCTGACTTTGGGTCAAGTTATTAATTTTATCACTGATACGTTTCTTATCTGCAGCAGTAGATTTGCCAGGTTTATCATATCCGACAGACTTCATCTGCTGTGCAACATCAGAAGGAACGTCTGGATTAATTCCTGACATTCTATCAGTTGGTCTAGTGACAGATTTTGTTACCTTTACTTTAGGTAACTCAACTTTTGGTTTTGCTGGTGGTTGTGCCAGTTTTAATTCTGGTGGTTTAGTTTTCGTTTTTTCAAGAGTTGTTGTCGTTGCTGAACCACCTGTACCAGAGGAAGGTGAACTAGTCTTAGGTAATTCGACTTTTGGTTTTGCTGGTGTTGATGTCGGTGCTTCTACTTTTGGTGGTGCAGTGACTGGTTTGTTCAGAGAAGCAAGACCTACCTTAGTTCTTTGTGAAGATGGAACAATATCCTTATAACGACTAGTCATAGTCTTATAAGTTCTCTTTACTTCACTTCTTGCTACTTTATCACCACTAGCAGCCCTACTAACAATATTATCAACAGATTTTGCCGCGCCAAGTGGATCCTTTACACCACGCTTTGCTGCATCATATCCAGCATCACCAAATCCTCTGGTTGCTCTTCTAGTAGTATAAGTTTGAATACCCTTAGTTGTTGGTGCTCCAGACTTTCCAATATAACCTTTCTCTTGACCAGTAGTAAACTTTGTAAGTTGTGAGGCAGAAGGTTGTGGTCCTGGTGCTGTTCTAGCGCGTGTTTTCTTTGCAAGATCTACCTGCTGTGCAGCACGAGATCTTAATGATTTGACACGCTCAATATCATCAATACCACGGGACATTCTTGCTGCTATATCTCTCTTACTTCTGAGAGCACTTAACAGTTTATCCGCTTCTCTCTTAACTTGCTGTCTGTAAGCAGCTTGCTGCTTTGATGATCTTGCCTGACTAATACCAGATGCTTTTACCTCTGCTGGTCTTCTTTGACGATATCTTCCACCTGTTCCTTCTTTTGCTCTATCTCCACCAATTAATTCTTCACCAGGAGGAGCTTTTCTACCACCACCAAGAACATTAGATGCTGCTTTCCTAGCTGTAGGATCCGTTCCTTTACGACCCCTAATATCATCAGCAGCTGCTGCTTGTTGCGCGGTATCTGGTTTGCCAGCATATCGTGCCGCATCATCTTTGCTTGGACCAAATCCTCCTCCACTACCTCGAGATGATCCTTTTTTTGCTCTCTGATCAGCCGTATCAATTACCTGGTCAGTCGTTACACTACCAGAGGGTTCTGGCATATTAGTATAAGTAACACTACCATCAGGAGCTTTGATTACTCTTGGTTTATCAGTTCCTAGTTTTTTATTACGAGTATTAGATGGGTCCTGCATATTTGCTCGCGATTCCCTTCTTTCATAAGGAGTACTAGAAGTGGAACGTGTTCCACCTTGACCACCCTTTCTACCGTAGTCTTTACGATTTTTCTCAGTTAAAATTCTTTTAAATGTAGACATCACTTACTCTCCTTCTCGTCTGTAAGTCCAAGAGTTTTTTTCAACCATTGAGAATCTTTTCCAAACTTCTTACTCCTCAAATAATCACCAAGATGAAGACCCATTGCAGCAGTTCCGACGACTGGAATTGCGGATGCAGCACCAGTTGCCATAGCGAATGCTTTATCTTTACCACTCATATCTTTATCACTCATTGCTCGACCAGCACCAATTCCACCAAGTACACCTCTTACACCTCTTTTCAGGAAAGCAGTTTTGCCTGCCGTAGCAGCAAGTTTACCAACTCCTTTCACAAGAGGCACTAGAAATTCATCCAGTCTTTCCTGAGCAGTATAAGTTTCGGATACAAATTGTTTATAGGACTTCATCTTCCCAGGACCTTTTAATTATTTATTAGATTTAAGTGCAGCAGATACTCTCTTGTATCTATCAGATTCTTTCTGAGACCAGTCACCTTTTGTCCACTTTCCAGTAGACTTATCCAGTCTACCCTGAACACCACCTCTACGTGCTAGAACAACACTTGAAGGTTTGGGTTGAACTGCTGGTTTTGTTTCAGCAGGTTTTGTCTGGACAGGTTGAGTTGATGATGTTGGTTGAGTTGATGATGCTGGTTTAGTTTCTGCAGGAGGTTCTCTAAGAGCATCAGCAGTTATCGCACCAGCCTTAGCAGTTCTCAAAGTATTCGTTGCAATATTCTTTCCTCTCTGACCCCACTTAAAAACATTTCCGAGTCTGCCAGCAACTCCAGCAGATGGAATTGCCAAAGCAGCATCAAATGCAGCACCCTTATAATCGCCTTTTCTTAATTTCTGTGCTGCTTGATATGCTTGATATGCAGCAAGACCATATGAAAGTGCCTTACCAGCACCAATCGCAAGAGGAATAAAAGCTACTTCCTGAATATTTTCTCTCGCTGAATATGATTCAGAAACAAATTGATTATAAGACTTCATTTACCCTATACGGTTTTTATATATTTATAAAAAAAGGAGGACATCAGTCCTCCAAATCTTCGAATGCTTGATACCCATCATAGTCGCCAAAAAGGAAGGCATCCGCTTTGGCTGCCTCCCTGTATGCTTGATATGATTTAGAGACTAAATCCTGAGAAGGTGTCTGCTTTAACGTCTTGTTTGATTCCTCCAACAATGTAGGATTCAACTTCGGTTTCTTGTGGTGCCACTTGAAGACCCTTAGAAGAGATCCAATGCTCTGTCCAAGGAAGTGGATTATTCTTTGCGGGTATGTCATAGATTGGTTTG